AGGATTATCTTGAAGCCGTTTATGAGGAATTATTTGTTTTAAAACATTACGGAGGATGGAGCTTCATCGAAGCATACAGTCTGCCTGTTCAGCTTCGTCAATGGTTTGTTAAAAGACTCATTAAAGAATTCGAAAAGAAGAAAGAAGCTGAAGAAAAGGCCATGTCTAAACATAAGCTCGATCGGTAGTAGAGTTTTGTTAATTCAGAACTAATTATTATGTTATTTTAGAGGGTCTCCAATGAATGATTTACAGCCGTTAGTTATTAAATTAAACGTTGCCAAAAGCAAACAGCTCAATGAAAGTTTCATTTCTACTTTCGGGTCAGTTGTTAAATTTTTATTGGGGTACATGTTTGGAGACGCCAAGGCCCCCGTCAGCGTTAAAGAAGAAAACAACGCCCCTCTTTCCGATTTACGACTTAAAATAATAGGCTCCCCTTCGCAGGTAGATTCTTTTGTAAAAGCGCTTACGCTTGAAAAGAACTATATGCAAACCTATATGGAGCTAGGTCTCCAGGACCCGGAAACACTAGATGCCAGACATGCCCTAAATAGGGCTGTCGAGGAGTTCGAAAAGGAAACCGAAATTCGGTGGCCTTTCCAGAACTAGGGGTAGTTTCTAATGACTGAACCACCAATAACACACGCACAAAGGCTGCTGCGCGCCCGCGAACAGGCCGACGCCGAGGAGCGCCTAGCCAAGGCGGCCGCAGAGCGTGCAGCGAAGGTCCACGCTCTCGCTGTGCAAGAGAAAAAAGATATAGAAGACATTACACGGCTCCGCGGCGAACTCCACGATAAAGTTATATCGTCTAAAGAGGCTGAGATCACGACGAAGGAAGCCGCCCTCAAGATGCTCTTGAAGGAAAAGGTGGCTCTCGAAGAGGGCGAAGACGCGACCGCGGCGCAGATTCGTACGAACGAGGAGCTGATAGCAACCACCGAGGAGCTGATTGAGGAGTTAGAGAAAGAGTCGGCTGTCCTGAAGAAGCAGAAAAAAGATTGGGAAGACGTCAAAAAGGCCATAGAAGACACCGAAAAAGCCGGCCAGTCTTTTGCTGAAGGCATTCTTGGTCTAGATAATAAGGTTCTCAAATTTGGCGAAACTCTGAAGAAGTCCATGGAGGGCGATCCCAAGGGAGGAATGAAAGCTTTCGTTAAGGGCATGAAGAAAGCCCTTCATCCGGCCAAACTCATGGGCTCCATGTTCTTGAAATTAGCCGAAGGCGCCACTTTCTTTTTGATGGCCTCCATTAATCTGGCTAAGGCTCAGGACGAGGCAATTGCTAAATTTAAAGCTGCCACGGGAGCGGGTAACGAGTTTAATGCGGCGATGACCGGGATGCAGAGGGAAATGGCATTCTCCGGAGTTACCGTCGAGGAAGCGGGCGAATCATTTACTGCTCTATATTCTACCATGAGCGCGTTCACGGAAGAATCGGGAACTGTTCAGAAAGAAATTGGAGGCACCGTCGCACTCCTGGCACAGTTCGGGGTAGCAGCAGAAACGTCTGCCAAAAATCTAGATTTTGCTACGCGCGCTATGGGTATGACCGGGATGGAGGCTGAAGGCCTTCTCCGAGATCTTAAATCAACCGCCGATGCTTTACAGGTGCCCCCAGCAAAAATAGCTGAGAGCTTTGCTGCAGCCGCACCAATCCTGGCGCGCCATGGCAAGGATATGATGAAAGTTTTTGATGGGCTAGCCGCCCATGCCAAGGCTACAGGCCTAGAAGTGAGTCAGCTATTAAATGTGGTAGGCAAATTTGATACCTTCGAAGGCGCAGCAACCTCGGTTGGACGCCTTAACGCAATTATGGGCGGCCCCTATCTTAACTCTATCGATATGTTAAACGCCACCGAAGAAGAGCGTATCGACATCCTTAAGCGATCCATCGACATGTCCGGAATGCAATTTGATCAGATGGGGCGTTTTGAAAAGATGGCCATGGCCGATGCTCTTGGAATGAGCGTCGAAGAGGCGTCGCGAATCTTCGGAGCCTCCACCATTGAAATGGAAAAACAAGCGCTCGCTCAAGAAAAGCTTGCAGATCAGGCGGCAAAAGTTCAATCAATCATGCAGCAGCTTAAAGCAGCTTTCTCGGCATTATTAATTGATATGCGCCCCTGGATAGATGAGGTTCTGATGCCAATGATCGACGGTTGGCGCGAGGCAGCGAAAGGAGGCGATACCTTCGGAAAGAAACTAGACGAGATCCGTCAAAAGATTCTTATGTGGAGCGGTGTGCTGGGCACCGTCTTATTGGTGGCTGGTGTTGCCGCGATGTTCTCCCCAGCCACCATCATGATGGGTCTTCCCATGATTATGGCTGGTGCCAGCATGCTAGGTGTTTCCATAGCAGGCGCCACGGCCGCCGGCGCCGCGCGCAAACAGAGCGTAAAGCGACGCGTGGAGGAAACCGCAGCGCCCTTGGGAAGAAATGTCCGACGAGCAGCTTCCGGTGGCGTGGTGGGTCCCAGTTCGGCCCTCACAATGGTGGGCGAAGGCGGCCCTGAGTTAGTAGAAATGCCTACGGGTTCACGCGTTACTTCCGCTCCTGCCACTAAAGAACTTACAGACTCATTGCAGCGTCTGACGAACAAGATTGATAGGCTTGGATCTGGGTCTGGACGAGAACAGCCTGTCGTTATTAAGATAGGGGAACGCGAATTCGGCTCTATTGTACTAAATTCTCTTGACCGAAACCGAAACGCTCTTCTAACAAGTTCCTAATTAAGAACTATATAGTTAAGGGGGTTAATAGATGGCGGCCGAACAACCAAGAAATGTAGCGGGCACTGGTGCCTCGACAATTCCGGGGAGTCCCAAAAATCCAAATTGGAAGATTTACTTTACTCATTTTGCGACCGGCGCGGCGGTAGCATTCGAGGGGTGGCTTACCGAATTTTCGGATAATTTCTCCTCTCAATGGAACGAGGAGACTGCGTATGGGCGCATGGATCCGTTGGTCACATTTCAGCGAACCGGCAGAAAGATTTCAATGTCGTTTGATATTCCATCTGCTACGCGACAAGAATCGATCCATAATACGGGCAATCTGGATTTATTAATTAAGTTCCTGTATCCAGTGTACGAAACGGGTGAAAGAAATTTTAATAACGTTCTAAAGAGCGCCCCGCTTATAGGATTGAAATGGGCAAATCTCGTAGCCAACAACCCGGCCGATGGAGAGCAGCTTGTCGGATACTTAAATGGAATTAGTTATTCGCCCGTACTTGACGCAGGTTTCTTTATGATAGATAAGGGAACAAAAATATTCCCTCAGCTCCTTCGAGTGCAATTTGAATTTACGGTTCTTCACACAATTTTGCCTGGTTGGTCTACGGTAGTTAACAGTGTAGATACCGTTGAAACCACCATTGTGTTGGGGTCCGACCTCTACGACGATGATGTGGCAAAGGCATACAGAGAGCCAGTAACAACCGTAACAACAGATAATACAGTTTTTGGCGGCCAACCCCGCGCCAATGCTCGCTTTCCTCACGATGGCAACTTGGGCGGTGGTGCCTCTTTACCTTCTATCGTTACTGACAGAATTGTTGGCCCCCGAGAGGAGATGAGCGCAGCCGTGGCAGGCGCCATTTTGGAAGGATCTAATTATTATGGCCAGCATGGCCTGGAAGCGAGGCCGCTACCAGAAGGCATCAGCATCGAACAATATGGCCCCGACTATCCGTCCGAGGCCTACTTGGCAGCGGTGGCAGCGCTCAACGCCGAGGGTGGGGCCCTCATCGGGGGGGACCCCTACGATAATCCATCCCAGTCCACGCTGGACGAGATTGCTCGGATCATTGCGGGAACGCCAGATGCTCCGCAAACCCCCGCCAGCGACGGCGGCTACGAGGATGACATTGTTGAGTCAGAAACTCGCGGAGCCGGCACGGTTAGGCGATGGTGATGACTCGGCGGAATATAATTTATGACCACTAGATACGATAACAGAATTATTCTCAAGAATCAAAATGAATTGTATAAAGACATTTTTGAGGAACGGAATGTTAATTTTATACGACAATTTAACAGTGCGGAAATGAAATATCCGTCTGTTAATCAAATTAGCAACTTGACTATCGTTGAACGTACATGGGCCGCTGGAGATCGATTTTATAAATTGTCTCATCAATACTATAAGACCCCCAAGTACTGGTGGGTAATCGCATGGTTTAACAAAGCTCCCACCGAAGCACACATGGGACTTGGAATGACTGTTCGAATTCCAATGCCTCTAGAACGCATTTTGGAGTATCTTGGTGTATAGAGCATCCCACCATAAGGGGATCTCCACCGAGAGGACAAGATAATGGCGGCCGCGAACGCACAGCTCCCCACCCGCTCTTCAGGGTCGTTGGAGACCTACAGCGCCAAGATAAAGGACGCGCCGGGGATGGGGTACAATACTCAACGGGGCCCGGGTCAGTGGGAGCCAAAAGAGGGTGGCCGTCTGCCAACAAAAATTGAGGGCACCGGCTATTTTAAACACGGAATGTATGGAGAGGAAAAGCGACTTTTTTATTTAGTGTGTCAATATTTTGATTCGTGGGACCTCTTCGAAGAGGGGGCCGGCGAACTGGTAGAAACCGTCAACAGTGATCACGTTTCCCCCGACCCAGCCCTTAAAGTACCAAAATATCTTCTAGATTATGATACGGCTTTTTATATGGACGGACAAAATCCATCCAGAACTGGCCAGGAAGAACTCTACCGTAGCCCAAAAAAACTTCCTTTTGGTTCGGTACCTGACTTCATGGCCAACGCGGCGTTTAAGTCGGACTGGGGACTCCCCCCCATAGACCTCTATCACCCCAACAGCCAACTCACATTAGCACAAGTAGAGAAGGCCATGGAGGGGGGCAACTTTAACGAGAAGTGGGAGGCGAGGTGGGCAGCCGCTAAAGAGGGGAGCATAAAGGGACTTACTAAACAGAGTGTGGCCTTCGAAGTGGAGTTGGCATATCGCCTGGTTCAGCTTGTTACCTCTATGGCGCCCCGTCTTAGGGAGACTCCCTACACCGCTGGCCTTTGCAATAAAATGTGTAAGGACACACCCCCACTCCACCGAGATCTTGCCCGGCCGAACCCCAACACCGACCAGATCGATTCCAAACAAGACTGGGGAATCGCGGGCTGGGACGAAAGCACCATCTCCGGTGTCTTCGCCGGCGACGACGACGACGCACCGTATGCGGTAAAAACGCTCTCAGAAAAGTATTTTTCTTACTTCGCCGGCCAGCTCAATGTCGCCGCCGGCTCGCACCCCACCGGCGGGGACGGCTCGACCTCGGATAGCACTTCATCTCCCTCTCGACGTACTAGGCTTACGGGCAAAAAGGTGTGGGAGACCTACAAGGCCCAGCGCGCCCGATCCGGCCGCGCCAAGACAACTCTTCTATCCACCGAGTACGGCTCGTACGCCATTATTAATGAATGGAGACTTGATGCCGAGAAAATAGTCCAGTTCTTGAGTGACAAGAAAAATATACCTGCTCCAACAGGCGGGATCACCGTCGCCGGCGAGCTGTCGGGCTATGGGGATGTGTGGCCTGCCTACAGAAACACGACAACCGGCCTGCTCGGGGGGCAGCAAAACTCCTCGGCTGCCGGGCATAACACCTTGAACTATAAAAAACGTATACAGGCACTCAGAAAAATGTCATGGGACATCTATGCCAAGACGGGCTTCAATGTGATGTTATGGCCCAAGTTGTATCCGGCTCGTGCCACACTATATAACCTCAACTTCGGCTTAGCTGATCCCCTTCAGCACTGGACCCAGCAAGGCTCTCGCGACGCGGGCCCCGGCATTTCGGGCCCCTTTTTCGGTACGGCTACAGCTTCGACGAAATACACCGGCGTGGGGATGCACTATGGGTCCGACTCTGAAGATTGGTTTTCCCTTTCGGACCCTCGGCCAAAGCCTGGCCATCCTTACCGATGGGAAATACCCACAGTGGATCAACTTCTTTACGATCGTGTTGTTTATCACACCATATGGGTACCCCGTAGAAGGTGGGGGTTTTATCATAATTATTCTTTTCCGCAACCTGTAACGTACGCTCAACCGTTTGGCTTAACTCTAGACTCTAGGGGCGTACGGGCTCCCGAGCGCGCTTTCATAGAACATGGCGCCTGGGATTTACTCTTGCAGGGAGCCTCACTCACCTTCAATCTGGCGCCCGGGCACGGTATCCAGACAAAGCCGTTCGACCATCTCCCCGGGGACACGGACGAGGGTAATACATACTCCACTGCCGGCGAAACCTCCCGTGCCAAAATCGCCGCCGGCACGGGATCCCCGGCCCTGCAGGCCCCGAATGTGATCAATGAGGGGTGGGTCACTTCTCTACCCTCCAAGGCATCCGGAATGCTCGGGAAGGATGGTGCATATTGGCGCCACCAAGCCTCCGGCATAGCTTACCCATGGGGAAATATGTTCTGGAACAGGGATTTACAGATTTACTGGCAGCACGAAGGCGGCCAGAACATGACTCAGACCATGCAGTCGACGGATCAAGATTATGCAGACGCCGCGTCGCTATCGAGCGGCCTTAAGCTCTGGTGGAAAGAAATGAAGCTCCGCCAGGAGAGCGCCCACGCTGCTCGGCAAACCGTCAGGGAGTGGAAGTCCGTTCTGGGAACCACGCGTGAGCGCGGAGGATTGCAGGCCTTAGGCGCCGTCGGATGGAAATCAGGGAAGTCCCACGAAGAGGGTTCCCGCGTCCAAGAGGGCGGCTTCTACGGCGATGTTTACGGAACGACGCCTCAAGACTTTGGCTATGTATACATGTCATTTGTGTTGGGAACCGTCAACAAGCGCATATCCGAGCTTTTGCATGCATTGGGCGCCGTCTCCCTGGAGGAAGTCACCGATGGAGTGACCGAAGCTCAGGAGAGCAAACTTGCTCTCGCGGCGGTAGGCGACGACGAGGACAAGCCGGCGATTGCAAAGCCGGCTGTAAAGGCCCGAGAAGCTGTCACAATTTGGGATCAGCAATGTTTTTTGATGGAGAACATAAGAGTACTATCATATGCTGCCGGTAAACGTAGATATCCCAATTTTGGTCTTCTTAAGGGAAAGCCCGGGAATCTCGTATCGCGGCTGAATCACGCTGCCATGTCGACATCTGCCGTACGCACCCTTCTAGATATAACTCCCGATGTTTATGCACTTCTAACCCCCTATATCAAACTCACCAGGGTGCGTTATGATCCAGAAGATGTTACTAAAGTGATCGGAGAAGATCCTTTGCCTTTTGAAAGTTATACTTCGCGAGAGGATATAGACAAGATATTGACTAGCCGGGCCGGCCGCCAATCTGGCGCCGGCATAAAAAGTTTTCAGTGGTCGCTCAAGGGAGTACAGCCGGCCGAGGTAGACAATAATATTACAGCCACACTGGTGGTACACTTTCAGAGTTTGTACGACCTGTTTAAATACAATGTGGTGAGCAGTACCGGAGACGCACAGGCGGGCATTGTCGATCCTAAAGCAGAGAATCAAATGGCCGGCTTTTTAGATCTAATTATGGCCCCCGAGACAGTCTCTAAGGAGGCTGATAAGGCTCCGGAGACAGACAACAGCAAAGAGGCTCCGTGTGACATAGGGCCTAAGGTTTATGAAGGGTGCTATTATCGTATTAAAGCCGAAGTAGGATGGAGCATTCCTACGGGCATGGAAAACCATCCTGGCATTTCCGATCCTGAAAGCTTAAGGCAAGCACTAGAATATCAGCGAAAAGTGTTATTTCTACAAATCGCCCGCCACGAAATAGACTTCAAACAGGACGGTTCTCTGACGCTAACGGTAACTTATCAGGCCGCTTTAGACGGCATGCTAAAATCCACACGCGCTAATATCTTTGCTTCGGAAAAGCTCTTTGCAAAAGGCGGCCCCGTCGAAGAACTGAAAGAAGCGCGCGCGAAGGTCGAGACTGAACGCGGCAGGAACAACGGAGAAATCGACTACGAAACCTCCACAGCCTACAAAGAGTATGAAGAGCTACTTGAAGAGGTAGAAGCCCTTGAGCGCCAAGACAAGATGATCAAATATCAACAGGTTCTTAAACAGATATTTGAGGTTTCTCCGGAGGTGAGAGGCACTCGAATTTATTCCATTAGAGTGGGGATGACCGACCTCATTCAGAGAGGGAACTGGGGCGACATGACCCCCGACCAAAGGAGAAAGCAGGCAGAGCAGAGACAAAAGAACCCCGGCTTCGTCAAAATTGAATCCGCTGGCGACCCCGAGCCCGCCCTAGTGGAAGCTATAGCAAAAGCCCCAACGGGTACCGAGAAGGGGTTTAAGGACGCCCTAGCGGAGGTGGGGACCACCATTGATTCTATTCGGGGGGCAACTCCGCAGGATATGGTTGACATTCATTATTTTTATTTCGGGGACCTTATTTATAGTGTTTTACAACTTGATCATATCAAGAAGTTTATCGAGAACAAAAATTTTCAGATAGTTCTCGGCACTATTGAACTGATCGATCCGCTTGTTGCCTATCAGTTCCGTGATTTTAGTGACGCTGTGAGGTGTCAGACCCTGCGCAGCGCCACAGCGTCTCGCGAGTTGGCGAGGCTAAGGCCCTACGGGAATACCCAATCGACCGGTGTGTTTGAACACTTTGATATAGCGAACATCCCCATTTCAGTAGATGCGTTTAGTGAGTGGTTTCTTCAAAATGTGATCAAGCCGGGCCGCGATAGCTACTATCTCCTCCATTTCATTAAAGATGTGCTCGCTTCTCTTGTTAGTGCGGCTCTCAACCCTTCGTGCTTTACTGGGTTGCCTTCGACGCCCACACGCTTTGCGACCTCTGATATACTCTTAAAGGGAACAGCAATAGCGGCTAATCAAATCTGGACTGCCGATAGTATTGTTGGCGCGCGCCCCTCTGAGTCTAAGGTGCAGCCTCGCAATAGTCTATTTTCTTTAAAATCGCATGAGAATACACCCCCGATACCCACCTTCTTTATCTACTCGACCGACTCCCGACCGCAGGGCTCACCCGATGCAGCCGGCAATCCTCCCTTTGAAGAGGATCTTGAGAACGGCATCTATCATTTTTATCTAGGATCTTCTGCTGGACTTGTTAAAAGAATTAACTTCACGCGCGCCGATCAGCCTTATTTAAGGGAAGCAAAAATTCAAAGATATGGCACTCTGGGGACAGAACAGTTGCGAGAACTATATAATGTGCAAATGAGCATGATCGGCAACACCTTACTTAAGAACGGGCAGTATATATTTATAAACCCGGTAGCTATTGGTGCAGGTAATCCTGGCGCTGTAGGGTCCGCTGCCAACCTGGCTCGTAAAATCGGCTTAGGGGGGTACTTTCTTGTTACGGGCGTGGATCACACCATATCAGAGTCCGGTTTCGAAGTTCAAGTTACAGCGCTTCACCAAGCCATGCGCAAGAATGTGGCTCGAACCATCGATGTGTCGCCGCCACCTGTCGAAGAGGGCACCTCCCCCGAGGAAGCGCCGGCTGACTCTGGAGAGGGGGGCTTGCGCTTACCGGAGATGGAGACCTCGCCGGTGGATGTCGCGGTGGAGATCACCAAAGCGCCGGCGGCTAAGGAGAAGCCGAGGACGACGCCAAGAGCCGGGAAACACCAATCCCCGCGCGCCCAGGAATTCATGAAGGCAGCGATGAAGGACGAGCCGGGCGCGTACGACCGCTGGCTGGACCCGCGCCTCTATGAATTCATGAAGGCAGCGATGAAGGACAACCCGGGCGAGTACAACCTCTGGCTTGCGAAGGAAGCTCTAGAACGACATTCGCTGGGGCTGCCACCGGGTGCGCCCGGATCCGATGGGGAGATCGATTTATCGCTCTCGTCGCTGCTCGATGGGGAGATCGATTGGGAAGAGTTCGAATGACTGAATCGAGGACGACGAGCGGATCGACCAGGCAGCGGGCAAGGGCTATGACGTACCTTAGGAAAATAAATTATGCCTAAAAATACTTTTAACTACACAACAAGTGATCTTAGAAATCCCCGAGGGTCTAATAGCCTCTCTTCTAGAGCTATGTTTTATCAGCGATCTCTCTATAAGGAGGCGATCTACCCCGATAATGCGCCGGCCCCGTTAGATACGTGGTATCGATCGAGCCTCTATGGCAAAATTGATCGTATTCAAAACAGTATAACCCTTAAAGAAAGACGTCTAAAGCCCCTTCCGGATTCCTCAGAGCTGGCTATTGATTTCGTGGTAGACACCTTTAGAGATTTTAAAGCGCACATGCAGAAGGCCGCCATTACGGGAAAATTGAATACTACGACAGATGGTCACCTTCGGGATATAAAGGTTGCTCACGGATGGAGGAGTGCTCATAAGATTTATTCTTCATATATAGATTCTCTTTTTGGTGTATTTATAGGAAATTATATGACTACACGCCACAACGATGTTAAAGATTTCCCCACGTTTATCCCCATCATGAAAGAGTTTTTAAAGACAACGGCCGCTAAAATTCCTGTCACCAAAACCAACTATATGCTGACGCCTTATGTGAACCAGCACGTGTCAGGACTAATGATAGATATCGGAAATTTAGATGCGGCTAATGATGGTCAGAAGTATAAAAAATTTATTTCTAATCCTAATTTTGATACTTACCGGACGTGTGCCAAAAACTTTGGGTTTTTGGTCGACAAAAATATGCCGTGGATTTTAACATTTGATCTTTTCTCAAAAAAGGCAAAAGAACTTATGACACCCCTTTCTCCCGCTCCCTACCTGACGACTGCCAACTTTTTTACCAAGTATTATACCCCCGTTTGGCTCGATGACATTTTAAAGTTTAAAACAATCTTCAGAACTTTTTATAATCAGTATATTAATCTTATTCCCTTCTATGAAGAAATTATTCACCCTTGCATAGAGTGTCCCCACAAGACTGAGATCATACAGCACGACAGATTTTTTACAACCTATGAGGGAGTGCGAGATAGTATTAGCGATCTAGATTGGATTAAGTTTTATATAGAAATTCGAGAGATAGAGGCTCACGGCACCTCTCTTAACAAAGATCTGATAATGCGGAGAGCTAAAGAAATTTATAATGTGGTGCCCAATATGCGTCTTAGTCCGCTGAATAATGCCCTCTCCTACGTTAACGATATCTATCGCAACTACATCTATCAACCGACCTATGCAACAATGCTATTAAGAGAATTAAGTACTTGACATCTTGAGGTACTGGTGTTATAGTATAGAGAATGCTTTTTCAGCCCTTAGACAGCAAAGGCAAGTGTGTAGGCTACTACGCCGACGGCGAACTTTTCTTTAAAGAGATCCCGCAAAATGCCGATAAGACATGGTACTACTCCTCCTCTCTGAAAGACCGAGAAGTAGAGTATGCGCGCATATACTGTGGAGGGAAGTCCTTAACAGAGGTGTGTCCTCTGGAGCTTAAGCCAGCGTGGGAAAAGATTACCAAGAAGCTGCATGCATTCCTTAAGTCCTTCAGAACGGCCAAGTTAAACTTAAGTGACCTCTGCCTGTATGACCTCGTCCCAGAATTCTTTTTATACGAGTTTTCTGACACTAAGAATTCCATCACAAACCATATATTCGCAAATTTTGCGCGCCCCAAAAATCACAACTTTTTGGTTAATGTAATCAAGATGATCGCGGACATAAAACAACAAAAGCTTAATATCGATTTAGATTCTATTAGGCCTAAGCTGGTGTCCGTCGCCGGCAAGAATTTTATACAGAGGCTTCAGACGAGCAGCCCGGTGGTCGACTATAATCCGTTTGGGACCGTGACGGGCCGATTGACCACGATGCGCGACACCTTTCCTATTCTGACTCTTAACAAAGAGTTCCGCGGTTGTCTACATCCTAACAACGATTGGTTTCTAGAGTTAGATTATAACGCGGCCGAAATACGGACCCTCCTGGCTCTCTCTGGACTCCCTCAACCTAAAGGTGATATTCATGAGTGGAACCGTAAGCACGTCTACAAGGGGGAAGGCACCCGCGACGAAGTGAAGAAAAGAATATTTGCGTGGTTGTATAACTCAAAGTCTGAAGACCAGTTGTCCTCGCGCGCATATGACAAAGAGTTAGTTAAAAACAAGTATTGGGATGGTCAGACCATTATAACTGAATTTGACAGAGAGATAAAAGATGTTGACGACCATCACGCGTTGAATTATATTATTCAGAGTACAACTAGCGATTTGGTTCTTTCGAAAGCACTCCTTCTCCACGAACGACTCGCAGACATGGAAAGTCGAATAGCTTTTATGATGCATGACTCCATTGTTATTGATTTAAAGAATTCCGAGAGATCTGTTATTATAGAGCTTCTGCAACTATTTGGCAATACTCGCTTTGGCAAGTACAAGGTAAATCTTTCTCTTGGCAAAAATTTTGGAGATATGAAGAGGACAAACCTATAGTGGCTAAAAAACATTACCGAAAGCTTGTACGAGATAAAATTCCCGAGATTATTGAGAACGAGGGCAAGACTTGCAAATCACACCGTGCAACCGAAAAAACTTATTTGCGCTTTCTAACTAAAAAGCTTGTGGAGGAGGCAAAAGAATTCCAGGCTGATCCGAGCGATGAAGAATTAGCAGACGTGTGGGAAGTAATGTGGGCGATTACCCTTTATCGTGGTCATACCCATTGGGCCGCTCTAGCACAGAAGGCCAAGACCAAGGGACGCTTTAACGAGCGCCTTATATTAGATTGGGTGGAAGAATGAACATAGTTGGTCTGGGTAAAGCTGGTTGCGCCATAGCGGACTGCTTCTCAAAATTCCCCCAGTATGAAATATATAAATTCGACCACAGTTTGGAAGGAAATAATTGTTTTAGCCTTCCTCTCTGCTCTTCTCATGAAGAATATGAGCAAAAGTGCCCCGATTTCCGAAAAAGGCTTCAGAATGTCTCTGGAGAGCTTCTTTTTGTGGTCTCCGGCGCCGGAAAAGCCTCAGGATGCTCTCTGAGGCTCCTGGAGCAGTTCTCAGACGTTTTAGTCTCGATCCTATACGTGGAGCCGGATCGTACCCTTTTAAGCGAAGTAGAGACGACTCAGGAGACAATTGTGAAAAACATTCTCCAAGAATACGCCCGATCCGGCGTTTTTGAGAGAATCTACCTTATTAGTAACTCATCTATTGAGAAAAGCATCGGAGAAATCCCCATTATAGGTTATTATGACACCCTGAACCAGGCAATCGTGAATACTTTGCATATGGTCAATGTTTTTAAAAATTCAGAACCCGTTTTAGGGACTTTTACACAGCCTCATGAGATCGCTCGGGTTTCAACCCTCGGCGTGGTCGACATAGAAGAAAATGAAGAAAAGTGGTTTTTTGACTTGCAAGTTCCGCGAGATGTGGTATACTATTATGGTATTGGTGAAGAAGACCTAAGGACGGACACAACACTTTTGAAGAAAATTACGGACTACGTGAAAAATAAGGTAGATGAAAAAATTAACGTATCATACGGAATTTATCAAACTGCCTATGAACAAAAATATTGTTATTGCATTAAGCACAGTTCTGTGGTACAATCATATATAGATAAAGTAGACGATCAGGATATTGGCTGATCGTACTCTAGCCTAACAAAAAGGAGAAATAATTATGGCTATTAATTTAGATAAGATGCGAGAGAAGCTCGCAACGGTGCGCGGTGAAAACCGTGACAAGGACACCTTCTGGCGTCCGAACGATGGTGATCAGGACATTCGAATTGTCCCGACTGCCGACCAGGACCCCTTCAAGGAGAAGTGGTTCCATTACAACCTGGGAAGCAACCCAGGCTTTTTATGCCCTAAGCGTAACTACAGCGATGACTGTCCAGTTTGCGAATTCGCTTCGCAGCTGTGGCGTGACGGTGTAGAGAATAATGATGACGAAAGCAAGAAGCTCGCCAAGAGTCTTTTTGTGCGCGCTCGATTCTTTTCCCCGGTTTTGGTCCGCGGTATGGAAGACCGCGGCGTGCGTATTTGGGGTTACGGGAAGATGGCTTACGAGCAGCTTCTCGGTCTCGTGCTCAATCCGGAGTACGGTGACATCACAGACCCCGAGACCGGAACCGATCTCACCCTGAACTACGGAAAGCCCGCGGGAGCGTCTTTCCCACAGACCAAGCTGCAGCCTCGTCGCCGCAGCTCTGAGCTGTGCGAGGACATGACTCCCGACTCATGCTCCGAGCTTCTTGAGAGCATCCCCGATTTTGACGATCTCTTTGAGCGTAAGTCAACCGAAGAGGTTGGCACTATGCTGGATGGCTTCGTTAACGGCGGCGTCGAAGACGCCGAGGCGGTTTCTTCCGAAACCAGTAAGTTCGGTGGGACTCAGACTAGTGATACTACGTCTGGTGAGACAAATGCAGTTGACGCTGCTTTTGCAGAGCTGGGCGCTCTTTAATTGTCTCCCGCAGGGAGGCCCGGGGTTACAGGGGTCTCAACTAATTTAGGAGATAGATATGGAACTGTTGCCCGCTCTTGCATTTTTTACCGGTGCAGGTTATTTGGTATATCGTCTGGTCAAGCTAGACACAGAGATTAGCCGCCTTAAGGCTAAGATTGAGGATCTTAATGGCGAGGAATAAATCTAAGGTCGGCAACATAGAGATTGCCGATCTACGTTCTTTGATTAACAAGGCCTCCGGAATGGAAGTTGCCTATAATCTCAAGGACGAAAACCCTACAGAAGTTAAAGAGTGGATCCCTACCGGCTCTCGGTGGCTTAATAGTATTATCTGCCGCGGCAAGCTAGCTGGAATTCCAATTGGGAAGATTAGCGAGATAGCTGGACTGGAGGCTACAGGAAAATCTTTTATAGCTGCCCAGGTTGCCGGAAATGCTCAAAAGATGGGGATGTCCGTTATCTATATGGATGCCGAGTCGGCAATCGACCCCTCGTTCCTAGAACGCGCTGGATGCGACCTAGATGAGCTTATCTACGTTCAGGTACAATCTGTTGAGCAAGTGCTTGAAACTATTGAGAGTATCCTCAACGCCGGACACGAGAGAACGCTGTTTATTTGGGATTCACTGGCCCTTACACCGTCCATTTCAGACGTAGAGGGCGATTTCAACCCTCAATCGTCCATGGCAGTAAAGGCACGCATCCTGGCCAAGGGTATGTCAAAGCTGACAATTCCTATTGCGAACAGTCAATCAAGCTTTCTGGTACTAAATCAGCTTAAAACAAACATTACTCGCTTCCCAGCGGAAGCGATGACCACCCCATATGTCACTCCGGGCGGAAAGGCAATGATTTATGCCTACTCTCTCAGAATCTGGCTCACGGGCCGAAAAGCCAAGGCAAGCTTTGTTCTTGACGACAACGGGTTCCGTATTGGATCCGAGGTTAAAGTAAAGCTTGAGAAGTCTCGCTTCGGCACCCAGGGGCGAAATTGTGCCTTTAAAATTCTATGGGGCGAAGAAGTTGGAATTCAAGATGAAGAATCTTGGTTCGAAGCTATCAAAGGATCTGACAAGATTAAGAGAGCGGGCGCATGGTATGCGCTTGTCTACGACGACGGGACTGAAGAAAAGTTCATGGGCTCTCATTGGGTAGGAAAGCTTCAGGATGAAAAGTTCCGAAATCGTGTACTAGAAATCATGGATAAAGAAATTATTATGAAGTTTGATAAGCGCATCGGAGAAGCACAAGAATTTTATACTCTGGATGGCGAAGAAGAATAGTAGAGACTATTTATAGTGGAGACACACTTATGAAACTTATAATGGAGAACTGGCGCAGATATTTAAACGAGGAAGGGGAACAATATGCTGCCATAACGCCGGACACCAATATAGCAGATGTTGAAGCGGCAGAACTTTTCAAGCAAGCTTCTTCGGGACAAGAAACGCCTCTTTACAATGCCATCCTCCAGGCCACACCATGGGCGGGGAACGTCCTCAAAAGCCCCGAACAACTTAAGCAATGGGTTGATTCCATTGGTCTGGAAAAGTTCGCCGGCCGTGTAAATAAGGTCGTGCAGCTTATTTCACAAGCCAAAACCGCAAAGTTTGATATGCCAGCGCTTGAGGGAGGCGATGCTGACGAAGTTGCAGATGCTTTAAGTGACACGGAAGGCTCGATCGGAATTGATATAACGTCAGAATACGCCAACCAAGTAGAGGATTTTCAGGCGTGGTACAAAGCTTTGCCCGACGCGATTAGGCAAATGTATGAAGCCGGCAAGGTTCCCTCCCCGGAACAACTCCAGCAAGCAACGCAGCAAGCGCCAGAACAAGTCAAAGAAGATAAGTATCCTCGTTTTGGCCGCGGCCCCTTCCCGGGCGCCCCGACAGCGGGAGCCAAGGAAGATGTAAACTTAAAAAACATCAAAGGTCCTGCTCTTGCATTTTTAACAAAGGGTATGTTGGATAATTCACCGGGTGACACCATTAAGGTAAATATGAACCAGGGCGGAATCGCAAACTCTAGCATGAAACCAACCCAGAGTAACATTCTAGCAGCTAAATCACTATTACTGGCATTGGCTAACCCTAAAGGTGTCGAAGAGATGGGCGGCGCCTTTATTACAGATGACGGGTCCATATTAGATGGACATCACCGTTGGTCCGCTACACTTATTGCCACGGGCGGCGCGGGCACACACAGCCAAGTGCACGTTGTAGGTGCCCCAGCCAATCAGATTATACCGGTGCTGACTACAATTGGCAACGCGCTGGGTCGCCAACAAAAGGGCCCATCGGACGACGAAGACAAATAAACTCTAACTAAACCCTTGACACTGAAGCTCCTATAGGTTATACTTATAGGAGCTTTTACTATTGGAGTTTCCTTGAAAAAGACCAAGCGTTATATATCCCTCGCCAAGAAAATTGCAGAACAGTCAGACTATGGAAAGTTTAGGCATGGTGCGGTTCTGGTTAGAGGAAGTTCAGTTCGAAATATGGCATGCAATAAGTATCGTCATTGTCATTTTGGAAAAAGGTTCCGCGAAGCCAACACTGGCAACGCCACACTTCACGCCGAACTGGGGGTTATCCTAGGAATGGATCGTTCAGTCACACAGGGGGCGACAGTATATACTGCGCGTGTAAATAAAGAAGGATCGGCCCGAATGAGTAAGCCATGCCCCATGTGTGAGAACGCAATGCGACACGTGGGAATAAAAAGAGTTGTATATACCGACAGAAGTGGTAGAATAGAGACGATGACCCTATGAAAAGACTGATGATAGTAGATGCCCTCAATATGTATTTTAGGGCTTATATAGTAGATCCGAGTTTGTCTACAAACGGACACCCGATAGGCGGCGTCAAAGGATTTATGAAGATACTGCAAAAGCTTTCTCGGGATCTTAAGCCCGACCTTATAGCTATGTGCTGGGATGGCCCCGGAGGTTCTAACAAGAGAAGGCAGATAGTCAAAGAATATAAGGAGGGCCGAAAGCCCATCCGCCTCAATCGAGACACAGACTTGTCTGAGAACGAGGAGCTAGAGAACAAAATATGGCAACAGACGAGAGCCATAGAGTACGTTAATCAGCTACCGGTCCCCCAGTTTATGTTTCCAGAAGTGGAGGCAGACGACGTGATCGCTTACATAGCACACTCACCACAGTTTAAGGGATGGCAAAAAATTATAGTCTCCAGTGATAAAGACTTTTTGCAGCTCTGCGACGAGGAAACAGTTTTATTCCGACCCATCCAAAAGAAAGTTCATAATCGCAACAACGTAATAGAAGACTTCGGCATCCACCCTCTCAACTTTGCGTTGGCCCGAGCCATCGCCGGAGATAAGTCTGACAACCTCAAGGGTGTTCCCGGAGCGGGACTCCCCACGGTTCAAAAAAGATTGCCATTTTTATCTGAGGCAAAAGAGTACTCAATTCAAGAGGTTATGGATTATTGCGAGAATATCGACAGCAAGGTCCTATTTTTTGACCGCGTAACGGATCACAAAAGCCTAATTATAAGGAACTACAAGTTGATGCAATTGTATGATCCCACCCTTTCGCTTCAAGGCAGAAAAAAAATAGATCATGTTTTTGAAAATCTTGGATATGAATTTAATAAGACACAAGTAATAAAAATGATGAATGAAGACGGGTTTGGGGTGTATAATTGGGGTGATTTATTTGCCGTCATGAATCGTATTTCTGTTGACAAAGCACTTAAAGTAAGATAGAATACGATTAAGAGGAAAGAATGAATTCACAGGAAAAGGTCAATTTTTCACGATATGGTAAAGCTTTTCAAGAGCAACTCTGCATGGTCATACTGGATGACCGACCCTTCGCGGACCAGATAGAGGAAGTTCTAGACATTAATTTTCTAGAGCTGCGATACCTCAAACTATTCACAAAAAAGATTTTTGAATACCGGAAGAAGTATGGCGTACACCCCAGTCGTCAGATCTTTACAACGATTCTGCGCGTCGGCATCGAAGACGAAAATGAAATGACCCAGAAACAAGTGCGTGAATATTATGCGCGGGTCATGTCTACCAAGGCGGAGAACGCAGAGTATATTAAAGAAACGGCGCTGGATTTCTGCAGGAAACAAAATTTAAAGGGCGCCATGATTAAGTCTATTGGGCTTCTTCAGAGTTCTTCCTTCGATGAGATAGCTCTTCTTATCAACGACTCTCTCAAGCTTGGAGCCGACAACAATGAAGGATACGATTGGAAGAAAGATTTCGAAGAGAGATTCAAGCCCAAGTTTCGCAACCCCATTCCCACCGGCTGGACTCTCATTGATGACATATGTAAGGGTGGCCTAGGGCAAAAAGAGCTGGGTGTTGTTATTGCTCCCACTGGTGCCGGCAAATCTATGGCTCTTGTCCACCTGGGGACGCAAGCGGTTTTGGCGGGAAAGACTGTTATTCATTACACTCTAGAGCTGCAAGACACCGTGGTGGGATCTCGTTATGACAGCTGCATCACTAAAATTCCCCTTTCTAATCTAATTTCTTTCAAAGAAAAGATATATGAAGACATTCAGGAGATAGAGGGTCGACTAATAATCAAAGAATATCCAACCAAAGCAGCGTCTACCCATACGTTAAAAACACACCTTGAGCGACTAAAGATGAAGGACGTAGAGATAGATCTGATCATAGTAGACTACGCCGATTTGTTAAGACCAGTGATAGCCCAGCGAGAAAAAAGAAATGAGCTAGAGTCAATTTATGAGGAATTACGCGGACTTGCGCAAGAATATAAGTGTCCCGTATGGACAGCTTCACAGACAAACCGTTCCGGATTGAACGCAGAAGTGATAACAATGGAGTCTATTTCCGAAGCTTTTAATAAATGTTTTGTTTCCGACTTCATTTTTAGTATCTCTCGTACCGTAGAAGATAAGCAGACCAACACAGGAAGAGTGTTTGTTGCCAAGAACAGGAACGGCCCCGATGGGATGGTGTTCCCACTATTCATGGATACGAGTAATGTGTGCATTAAAGTTCTAGAGGGTGTTACCGACTCGGAGGACAGCGGCGTTAATTCTAAGACACAGAAGCAAAAGCTGGCCGAGAAATATAAAAAATTTAAGAAAAGCAATGGAGGGTAGTTGATGTACGACGAAAATGAAGTTCGAGAGGAGACTCTTAAATATTTTAATGGCGACAAGCTGGCTACCAACGTCTTCATAACAAAATATTGTTTACGTGACAAAAAGAGCCGCTGTGTAGAAAAGTCACCAGCCGACATGCATCATCGCCTGGCCAAAGAGTTTGCGAGGGTAGAAGAAAAGTTTGCTAATAATGCCCTCAGTGAAGAAACAATCTATAGTTATTTGAAAGACTTCAAATATGTTGTCCCTCAAGGCTCCCCAATGATGGGAATAGGAAACGATTATGTTAAGGTATCTCTCTCCAACTGTGTGGTTATTGACAATCCGGCGGATAATATTTCGTCCATTATGGACTCTGGCAAAGACCTTGCTAATCTTTTTAAACGACGTTGTGGTGTTGGCCTTGACATTAGCGGGTTACGCCCTACTGGGGGCATTGTTAATAATTCTGCTCGTACTACTACTGGGGCTTGGAGCTTTGCTGATTTCTACTCTTACATCTGCCGTATGATCGGCCAGAACGGCCGCCGCGGCGCGCTCATGATTTCCATGGATGTTCGCCACCCCGACATAGAGAAATTCGTTACAATGAAGCAGGACCTTAAAAAGGTCACCGGAGCAAATGTATCGGTCAAGATAAGCGATAGTTTCATGGAAGCTGTTGAGAACAAAGAGTCGTTTACGTTGCAGTTCCCGGTGGATTCGGACACCCCTGCTTATACATCTGAAATTCAAGCCGAAGACTTGTGGAATAAAATAATTATCTCCGCCACCAAAACAGCAGAGCCCGGGCTCCTTATGTGGGACAATATTACGCGAAATTTGCCCGCCCACGAATACGAAGATTTTAAGACCCTAACGACCAATCCCTGTGGCGAGATCCCCCTTTCGGCATATGATAGCTGCCGCTTGATTTCATTAAATCTAAAACATTTAATTAAAAATCCCTTCTCAGAGAAAGCAAAATTTAATTTTAACAAATTAAAAGAGATAGCAGCCGTAGGGATGCGTCTTTCTGATGACCTAGTGGAACTAGAGCTTGAGAAATTAAAAAAGATTCGACGACACGCTGATACCGAAGACGAAAAAGAGTTGTGGGGAAAGCTGCTGCACGCGGCAAAGGCCGGCCGACGGACAGGCCTAGGCACTCACGGACTCGCAGATGCTTTGGCTCGTCTGAACCTACCTTATGACTCACACGAGGCCCTACGCATTGTAGATAAAATTTATTCTACTATTCGAAACGTGGCCTACGAAGAAAGTATGCGACTCGCCCAGGAGCGCGGTGCTTTCCCGGCCTTTGACTGGCCAAAAGAAGAAAATAATGCATATATTAAAAGGCTGCCTGAAGAGTTGCAGCGGCTAATAGCTGAGCACGGCCGTCGTAACATTTCTATTTTGACTAACGCCCCTACGGGCTCTGTTTCTATAATGTCTCAGACTTCTTCCGGCCTAGAGCCGGTGTTTAGAAATTTTTATATTCGACGTCGTAAACTTTCTCACAACGAGCAAGAACTAGAAGCCGATTTTATTGACGATTTGGGAGACCGATGGGTAGAATATGAAGTATTCCATCATAATGTCCAAGAGTGGATAAATATGTATGGTACTGTCGACAAGGCCAAGCTTCCTTCTTTTTTTGTGGAATCCGATGGAATCGATTGGCCCCAACGCATAGCCCTGCAGGCAGCGATTCAACAGTATATTGACCACAGCATCAGCTCGACCATCAACTTGCCTAAAGCTACAGACCCTCAGTTGGTTGGTAAACTATACCAAGAAGGATGGCGCCAGGGACTTAAAGGGATTACTGTTTATGTTGACGGATCCAGAAGTGGGGTGCTCGTCTCTGATGCCCCAGAGTCCAAATTCCCTCACCACAAAGCACCCAAGCGCCCTGTTGAATTGCCCTGCAGTATTCACCACACCACCATCAAAGGAGAACGGTGGATTATATTGGTGGGTCTATTGGAGGAGAAGCCCTACGAAATCATGGGAGGTCTTTCAAATTTGATTGAGATTCCCAAACGAGAGACTGAAGGGATATTGGTAAAGCACCCCAGAAAGTCAATAAATTCAATATACGATTTAAAAATTGGAAGAAACGGTGATAGCATTGTAGTAAAGGATTTGGTTAAGGTCTTTGACAACCCCAACCATTCGGCGTTTACTCGCATGATTTCCTTGGGCTTGCGCCACGGAGCGAACATTCACTACGTGGTCGAACAACTCCAAAAGGATCGTGACAGCGACATGTTTAGTTTTGCTAGATGTATCGCTCGTATTTTGAAGAACTATATTCCGAACGGCCAAGAGGCCACGGAAAGAACTTGTCCTGCATGTACAACCGAAGGATTGATTTATGTTGAGGGTTGCGCGACATGTCGAAACTGTGGCTTTGCTAAATGCGGATAGGAAAATAAATGATATTTACACCAGTTAACAATTATCTCTACGTAAAAGCAGTAGAGAACAATAAGTCTGACGAGAGCGGTATTCTACTCCCCCAGGAGTACCGGTCAGCTGAGAACCCGCATGCGGTTGTCGAAGTACTTAATTGTGCCGGAGATTCCGGCACCCTGTGGGGGACTGGATTGCAGATTGTGGTTGAAGCCCATATGCTCAAAGATATTCAACATAACGGCGAGACCTTCACGGTCATCAAAGAAAACCACGTAATCGGCATTTTATCGGATAGTTAGACTATTTATAGTGGAGATCTCACCATGAGCAAGTATTCAAGTTTTAAAGAGCACCAACTGATCACAGAGAGTTGGCGTCGTTACGTAAATGAAGGGCAAGAGGAACAACTTGCCGACGAAGCCGAAAAGGTTCTAGAAAAATTAAGTGAAGATGAAATCCAGGACGCGATCTCCAATGCTATAAAAAAAGGTGAACTACCTCCCGAAATTCAGGCCCAGATTGAGGCGGTTGCGGACAAAGTGGCCACTCAAGCAATTGCCCGCGGCAAAGAAGACCTCGATGAGGCTAAAGAAGATCGGTGGCGCTCGGGGTTCTCATGGTCCAGAAACGACGAGCCCCCCGAATACATCGAGGGGAATCCCTCCGAGGTCGAAGGGGAGCACGCGGTTACAGACGCCCTTGCCAAGCTCGGTGGCATGGCAGGCTTCGGTGCCGGTGTGGCCGCGGCCCCGTGGCTGATTGAAGATGCAATTGGAGGGCTGCAGCAGCTTGGCGCGCTAACCGCTCCATTCAGCGGGGGCATGATAGGAGTACTAGGGGGAATAATTGTCGCCCAGACTATTCTCTCAGCGCGCCGAAAGATGGTTAAATCCCTCAGCACCACTCAGGTCGTAGAGCCAGTCTCTGGGCCTGATCCCGAATAGTGAACTAATTACAAAGATGGTAAATCTATCCTTAAATGAAATGAGGCAGATGGTAAACGGCCTACTTCATACCAAAGGGAGACGGTCTTTTATGCTTTTGGCCAGTCCGGGCCTCAATTTGGTGGAACGTAAGCGATTCCAAGGTCAGTTTGAGAAAGTGCTTGATAAGTTACGTGGAGTTGCTCCGGAAGCTGAAGGAATTGGAATCCTCACTGCCCAGAACCCTCTTAAATGGAGGGAAGAGCCAGAAAGCGCCCCTGCTAGTTCCCAAGGCCAAAGCGCCTACAACCTTGTATCCAACGAAGCTATGGAGCGCGACCTCCGCGCTGACGGTTATGAATTCTGGAAAATAGGTGGGCGCTTTGGAGGCGACGTGGAAGAGTCTTATCTGGTCAAAAATATAGATGCTGATGACGTTGAAAGACTCGCGAGAAAATATAACCAAGAAGCCTTTATACATGGAGAATTTATTAACATTGGGAAGTATGCGCGTAAGGGCGAAGAAGAAGACGGGAGCCCCTCAGAGGATCAATACGAATCTCACTTCACCTACTATGATGTAGACTACGCCCAAGCTCTGGGCGCCTATCCTGTTGAAACTCGAACTAGAATCTTTACCGACGCTGATATACAATCCCGAGAAGATTTCTATTCTAAGGTTGCCGGTAAAAAGTTTTTGATACCGTTTTTCGACACAGACGCAGCGACAGTTGTGCGAACCAAGGCCCCCGAAAGAAAACCGGCAGCTTAGTGATTGCTAGGCTAAAAGCCCAAAAACTGGTTATTGGGCACACTCTAGAAGCCCTTCAATTTGCGCAAGATAATGGGGCCGTCGTATTAATCAACGAGCAGCAAACCCCCCATCCTATAGAGAACCCCAAAGAATGGAAAGAGTGGCACCGTCTCACTTTTTTACTTGGGATGAGGGGGTTGTCCCCCATCCCTTCGGACACCAATAGCATTAGAATTGAAGAAGGGTGTGCTAGTGTTTCCACAGAAGCACATCGCGTAATAAAAATAAACTTCGAGGAACTTCATATTTTTGATACTTCGCGCGTCCAAGGCCTCGGGATAGAAACAAAAGTCTTGAAGTTTTTAGTATATGATTGGTTTGATATAAAGCGTGGAGCCAAGCAGAGTATTAACAAGTTGGTCAACGACGATGAGTTTGTAAGAGAGCTGTGTTTTTATCCCTCACTCCGAAAGGATGGTAACAATGGCTCCATTAAAGATTGCTACACTAAATCATATATTAATTCCGAGGACCTAGAAAAGTTTGAATACTCAGAAACTGCGGCGCGCTTTGCTGCCATGAGACTAATAAAAGAAAACAATCTTACTGGGCCCAGTAGAAAGTTCGGGGACAAGGTTCATCATTTAAATTTAGTGTTAAAACATAGCCGGCGCGAGCTTTATGAGCACACCAAAAAATATATTATAAATGAAAGCTTGCCAAAAAATATATTTTTGTTATAATATAACTATAAGTGAAGCAAGCGCAACAGAATCCACACTCATTTCATTTGGCCGGGATCATTCCTGTTGCCGCATCTACATCTGAATTCAATTTGCCGGGGCACGATGTGCTTATGCCTATAGCTCCCAATTATAGTCTTATAGAGAGAGCTGTTGCAGAGTGTTCTTATGCCGGCTGCGAATCAATTTGGATAGTGTGTAATGACGACATTGCCCCACTCCTTAAGCATCGGCTCGGAGAGTACGTAGAAGATTTAATAAGTGTGGAGAAGGGCGCCTTCGTGCGGTTTCCTTCCGAGGTGCGCAACACCATTCCAATTTACTATGTACCGATTCATCCGAAACATCGGGATAAGATAGATTGTTATGCTTGGTCCATTTTACATGGAGCCAATGTGGCCTACTGGATCTGCCGTCGACTTTCTCGATGGTTCATCCCTGATAGATATTATGTAGCTTTCCCCTTCGGGATATATAATCCTCACCAGGCAAAGGCGGCAAGAAAATTAATAGCATCCAAGAAGCCCTTTTATTTTTCTTATGAAGAGAAAACTGTTCGTGATGGAATTCCCCTCGGATTTACTTTTGATGCTAACGAATGGAAACGAGCCCGAGACGTTATTAAATCTAACTCAAAAACCTACTACCCGCCTCTGGAGGGAGAGCAGATGCCAAGCAAAAGATTGCCTGCTGAAGAAAGACTTAAATCTAGGCATTATAATCTTCACGATGTGTTTAACGAGGCGTCCCTAGTGGAGGCACAAATAAGTGAACTAGATTGGTTTTATGACTTGACAAAGTGGGAAGAATATTGTAAACTATTAACATCTGGACATCATGAAGACCTGAAGCGGCCATACGGCTTTACGACGGGTCACCTACACGAAGGGGAAGAAGAATGAAAGATACGCGAGACAAGAGAGCAACATCATCAATCCCGTTTGTGGGATTACACGCTCATAGCGTAGCTGGTTCAATTTTTGATGCCATAGGCTATCCTCCCGAACATATGGATTTTGCATATCAGAATGGATCTGATGCTCTAGCTCTCACTGACCATGGAAATATGAATGGGTTTAGTTATCAGCTTCTGCACTGGAAAAAGATGAAGGCGGAGGGCAAAAAGTTTAAAGCCGTTTTTGGAGTGGAAGCTTACTTCCTCCCCAGCCTAAAAGAGTGGAGAGAAGAGTATAACAAAGCAAAAGAGGATGCCAAGCTAGCCAGAAAGCTAGCCAAAGAAGAGGCCTCTGGGGCCACGGTCGAAGATGAGGGCGAGAGTAAGAAGGCGCAAGAAGTCTTAAAAAGGCGCCGTCACCTAATCCTCCTGGCACAGAATCAAACCGGCCTAAATAATATCTTTAAAATAATCTCTGCAAGCTACAAAGCAGAAAACTACTATCGCTATCCTCGCGTTGATTATGAAATGCTAGAGAAGTATAGCGAAGGGGTCATCGCCGCATCGGCGTGTCTGGGTGGCGTATATGCTGGTAATTATTGGGAAAATCGAGAAGAGGGCCCCGAAGCCATCTTAGATGCAATGCGCGAAACCACTCGGCAGATGATAAAGATCTTTGGCGCCCGTTGGCACGGAGAATTGCAATGGAACGGAATAGACGAACAGCACGAACTCAATCAGTATATTATTAAAATGCACGAGGAGTTCGGGATCCCCCTAATATCAACCGCTGATAGTCATTACCCTAATCCAGACGCGTGGAAAGATAGAGAACTATACACACGCCTAGGCTGGCTCGGTAAAGGGGGACTCCCAGAATATATATCTTCGGAGCTGCCGATAGGTGTTGAAGACATAGGCTATGAGCTTTATCCCAAGAATGGCGATCAGGTGTGGGAGAGCTACAAGAAATATTCAGATTTAAACCAACAAGAGTACGATGATGATGTGGTGCTTGACTCAATCACCAGAACTCATGCCATCGCTCACGAATTGATTGAAGATTTTGAGCCCAACATCGAAGTAAAGCTACCAGATTTTGTTGTACCAAAGGGGGCTACTGCCACTGGCGCATTGACCCAATTGGCAATAGATGGACTAAGATCAAAGGATCTACACAAAGACCAAGACTATGTTGATCGCCTAAAGATGGAGCTGAAAGTTATTAGTGACCGAGGATTTAGTAAATATTTCTTAACGATGAAAGCGATTGTCGACAAGGCTAACGCATGTCAGCTTACAGGCCCTGGCCGCGGCTCCGCGGCAGGCTCCCTTGCGGCCTATGTTTTGAACATTACACAGATAGATCCTATCAAACACGGGCTGCTGTTCGAAAGGTTTTTACGCCGAGATGCAACAGACTACCCCGACATAGATTATGATGTAGCTGAGCCAATGGAGCTTAAAGAAATGTTGGCAGAAGAATGGGGGCACAACACGGTGGTTCCCATTTCTAACTGGAACACACTACAACTACGTTCGTTGATCAAAGATATTTCAAAATTTTATGAAATTCCGTTTATTGAAGCAAACAAAGTTACAGGCGTGATGATTAGAGAAGCAACTCCCGATGCCAAGCGTAAGAATGGTATTCGAGCCGGAGTGTATAATCCCACATGGGAAGAAGTAATGGAATTTAGTCCCTCCCTTAGAGGATTCTTACTAAAATATCCTCAGATTAAGCCTCACGTTGAGGCGTTGGTGGGCCAAGTTAGGTCTTGTTCTCGTCATGCCGGCGGCGTTTTGATCGCGGACGACTTAGATAAGCATATGCCTTTAATTAACTCGGGAGGAATACGACAAGCCCCTTGGGCCGAGGGACAGAACGTTCGTCACTTAGAGCCACTCGGGTTTATTAAATTTGATCTTCTCGGGCTATCGACATTGCGCATGATCGACGGCGCTGTCAGACATATTCTGCGCAGGCATCAAGGAATAGAAAATCCAAGCTTTGAGCAAGTAAAACAGTTCTATAATGAAAATCTTCACCCAGATGTAATAGATTTTAATAATGCGGAAGTGTACGAGAACATATTTCATAAAGGAAACTGGGCCGGAGTATTTCAATTCACAGAGGAAAAGGCACAGCAGTTTTGTCAGCGCGCCACACCTCAAAGTTTGATTGACATATCTGCCATTACTTCTATTTATCGACCGGGCCCGCTAGCCGCGAACGTGCACGAACAATATATAGCTGCAAAAAATGACCCCGAAGAAGTGTACTATCTTAATGACATGGTGAAGGACGTCACGGAAGAAAGTTACGGGTTCTTAATTTTTCAGGAGCAGATAGCTCTCTTGGCCCACAAGCTTGGGAAAGACCTCTCCCTGGATGAAGGGAACCTTCTCCGCAAAGTTTTGACAAAGCGCGGCACAGGTAAGGGTGCTCAGACGAAAGAGAAGCTCTACACCAAGTTTATAGCCGGATGTGTTGAAAAGGGCATTAATAAGTTTAAGGCCGAGGACCTGTGGAAAACATTTGAATATTTTTCAGGCTACGGTTTTAATAAGTCTCATGCTGTTTCTTATTCGGCAATTTCATTTCAGTGTGCGTGGCTTCTTAACTATTACCCCTCTGAGTGGATGGCAGCATTCCTCGACAAAGAGCCCGAGGCTCGTAAAGAGAAGGCCATTAACATTGCCAAGAGCTACGGCTTTGCCATTCGGAAAGCTGATGTGAACAATTCTGGAGATGTATGGGAAATCAGCGACGACGACCCGATGATGCTCATTCAGCCTTTAAGCTCTATCAAGGGTTTGGGCGACAAAGCTATCGAGCAGATTTTAATGCATCGCCCCTTCGAAACCATCGAAGAGTTTATCTTTAATGACGAAATAGTTTATTCCAAACTGAACAAGAAAGCTCTAGATGTTTTGATTAGGTCTGGTACGGCCGATTGTTTAATGGACGAGAGGTTTACTGGCCGGAAACATTTTTGGTCGGCTGTGGCCGTTGAAAGGCCCGCCAGCAAAAAGAAACTTAAAGAGCAAATAGAGTTGTATCAAGAAGAGGGAGACTTTACCGAGGAGGAAGAAATAGAAAATACGATCTCCTTGACGGGTATATTCCCTATGGATCTGGTTATAGACGAGACGGTACGGAGCCGCCTGGACGAACTTTATGTCCCTCCAGTATCGGAATACGATCCAGATCTGGGTCTTGTGTGGTTTATTCCTCGCGAGATTGTTCAGAGGAACACCAAGAATGGAAAGCCGTATTGGATAGTTTCAGTGATTGATAGCAACTCGGCTTTAACAAAGATTAGGTGCTGGGGAGTCAACCCAGCCAGAGACAAGATTTTTATAAATCGCCCCTACATGGCTCGACTAGATTATAGTGAAGAATGGGGCTTTTCAGCAAGAGCCATACGAAGGACAATGAAACTTTTAGGATAGGAGATAAAGATGTCTAATGTAAATAGAAAAAAAGAGGAAGCGTCGACAATGATTGCGGATATAGTGCTCGGATTAAGTTACGGCGATGAGGGGAAGGGAAAGGTTACCCACCACCTCTTAAAAAGTGGAGACTATACTCACTGCTTGCGTTTCAATGGGGGATGTAATGCTGGTCATACCATTTACCACGAGGGTAAGAAATTTGTCACCCACCATATTCCCGCGGGAGTTTTTTTTGGAGTGAAATCAATTATTGGCCCCGGGTGTGTAGTAAACTTAGATCAGTTCTTTAAAGAATTGAACGAACTTAAAGAGGGCGGCATAGACGTTGAAGATAAAGTTTTTATTGCCCAAAATGCTCATATTATCACAAGTCGGCATATGGCTGAAGATAGAAATGATTATCAAATAGGGACGACCAAGCAAGGAAATGGGCCGGCTTATAGAGACAAGTACAGTCGACAAGGTGAGCGCGCCGGAACTGTAAAGGTCTTGGAAGATTATATAATAGATATTTTTACTGAGTTCCATGAAAATGAAGAAACTGTTGTTCTTTGCGAGGGCGCCCAAGGTTTTGGTCTTGACATTGATTGGGGCGACTATCCCTTTGTTACGTCAAGCCACTGCACCGCTGCTGGTGCGCTCTTGAATGGGATCCCGCCCCAAGCGGTGCGGAAAGTATATGGGATTGCAAAAGCCTACGACACCTATGTGGGAGCTAAAGCTTTCCACGGGAAAGGAAGAGAGTATGATTTGATGCAATCGGTAGGGAAGGAATTTGGCGCCACCACAGGGCGCCCCCGACAGTGTAACTGGTTAGATATGAAGAGTCTAGGGAAGGCTATTAAAGTAAATGGTGTGACGGATGTGATTATCAACAAGGTGGACGTTTTAAGAGAGATGGGGCTGTGGCGACTACGCTATTCTACCGATGACAGAATTAATATGACCTTCGGAAATGAACAAAGCTGGAAGCAGTATATTAAAAAGTTTTTGCCTGAGAGTTTAACAATTCAATTTTCAGATAGCCCCGAAAGGATTTAAAGAATGATAGTACAATATGAGCGCACTCGGCCCGACGCATTGAAACCCACACGAGGTCATCCCAGTGATGCTGGCCTTGACGTCTATTATTGCCCCGAAGACGCGTCGACCACAGGACACATGATTAAGCCGGGCGAAAGTGTTCTGCTCCAAAGTGGATTGAAATTTGAAGTGCCTCACGGCTACATGTTGGAGGTAAAAAATCGCTCCAGCATAGCAGCACTCCGCAGCTTGGTGGTGGGCGCATGCGTAATAGATTCAGGATATAGCGGCGAAGTGTTTATAAATCTTCATAACATCGGGAATGAGGATCAGGTGGTGGAAAAGGGTACGAAAATAGCGCAGCTGGTAATGGTGCCCATAATTTCATTTAGACCACGAGAAATATCCGGAGAATCTTTATACAGAGACTCTATCACCATTAGTGACCGAGGCCCCGGGGCCCTGGGGAGCACCAATGAGTAGGCCTAAAATACGTAAAATCGATACGAACAAAAGAAAAAAGGATGCCAAGGCAGCGCAAAGGAGTTTGGCATCGCGCACAAGCCTTCTCCTTAATATGCCAGAAGAGTGTTGTGTATGCAAGGCAGCCTTTGATAAAAAAAACAAGGAAATGGCTACCACGTGGCATGTGGTAGTATATGAAGAAAAGAAGAAAGTGCATCTCACATGCCCGATATGCTGGCAAGCAGTTGAACAATTAGCGGAGGAAATAAATGCAACTTAAAGAAGCCCTGTCTTATGACGATATATTGTTGATACCTCAGTATTCTGATATTGTTTCTCGATCGGAGGTAGATATAGGCACCCAGCTGGGAGAATACAATCGATTTGAACTCCCCATAGTGTCTAGCCCAATGGACACAATCACCGAAACAGAAATGGCCAAAGCTATGAACAAGGCCGGAGGTTTAGCTATCATACACCGCTATAATACAATCGAGGCCCAGGCGACCATGGTGCGTACATCTCTCAATATGAATGGGGACCGCTGCGCTGCCGCCGTTGGAGTGACGGGGGACTACTTCGAAAGAGCCCAGGAGTTGGTGAAATCAGGAGCGAAAATTCTCTGTTTGGACATAGCGCACGGGCACCATTCGTTGATGAGAGATGCGCTGCGCATCTTACGCCGAGAAGTAGGCCCAGACATTCACCTAATGGCGGGAAATGTAGCCACCCTAGAAGGGTTTGTTGATTTGGCGACGTGGGGAGCTAACAGCGTGCGAGTGGGGATCGGCGGAGGAAGTATTTGTTCCACCCGAACTCAGACGGGACATGGTGTTCCGACCTTAGAATCTGTTGTGGCAGCCAAAATGGGCAAGTCACAGGGTAAGTTCAGTGATGTGGCCATTATAGCAGACGGCGGCATTAAAAACTCTGGCGATATTATTAAGGCTTTGGCGTGCGGTGCCAACATGGTGATGATTGGTTCGTTGCTAGCGGGCACCGACGAGTGTCCCGGAGAGGTTATAAAAACCTCCGAAGGTAAATTTAAAACTTATCGTGGTATGGCGAGTAAGGATGCTCAAATGGCATGGCGTGGTAAAACTGCGTCCTTGGAGGGAATATCTACGGTAGTCCCATATCGGGGCCCCGTACACACTGCACTTAAAAACCTGGAGAGGGGAATAAAGAGTGGGCTTTCCTACTCTGGCGCGCGCAGCATAAAAGAACTGCAACAGAAGGTTCGTTTTATAGTTCAAACTGCATCGGGTCAGGTTGAAAGCTCGACTCATATTTTAAAAAGATGACAGATTTAACTAAAGTAACTTTTTTCGCGGACCCAAGGATGCACGAGGACTTCAGAGTGCGGCTGCACTACGACGGGTTTAACACCTTAAGCGAGTTTTTTCGAGCATGCATGATTTCCTATTTAGAAAAAAATCATAAGTTTATGGAATTTATGGATCTATATAGGGCAGATACAAAGTTGCAATCAAAGGCTAATATAAAGAAGTCAATAAGATTGAGAGAGAGTGGTGCCAACCTAATGAAAAATTTGGGCATCACACAAGAAGACGTAGAAAATATATTTGATTTAATAGAAGAGGAGATGCCTGAGTTATGAGAGAATGTTCTAGACGTTGTATATTAAAAGAGAGGTGCTGTTCAGAAAAGGAGTGTCGCATGTGGATAGATTTCCCAGAAGATAATAACTGCACTTTGGTGGCAGTAGATAAACATGGGGCGATGACTTTAAAAGAAATAGCGCTACGCCACGACATCAGCATCGTAAGAGTCAAACAGATCGTAGATCAGACCTTGGCTAAAATAAAATCTGTCGTTAGTTCCGCAGGTTACTAATTAATTGTAGCAATACTCTTTGTTTTTGGGAGATTTAAAATGAGTAAAAGAGACAACACACTGCTTAGTGAAAGCCAAATTCGCAAGTTTATGAAATTGGCCGAACTGGCCCCTTTGGCAGACGGGTTTGTGGAAGGCCTAGTCGAAAAGAAAGATCCCGACTGGGGTGAGGGCAAGGACGAATATAAGCGCAAGACCGTCGCCGGCGTCAAGAAAAAGGCCGGCGATGTTAAAGGCCATTATAAAGACTACGAAGACGAAGATCTTGAAGAGTCGCACGGCCGCGGCCGCAAAGAGGGCGCTGCCGGCTATGGCCGCGAAGACCAAAACTCCCGACTAGAAGAGGCTGAAGCGGACCCAGAAGCACTGGAAGATTATGCCCTTGGCGATGAAGAGCGCGGGGAGGACGAAGAGGCTGCCGACGACGAGCTTGAGGCTGCCGAGGAAGAGTTCCCTGTTGAAGATGAACTAGGTCCCGATCGTAGTGTGAGTGTGGACGACTTCCTTGCCGCCCTAGAGACCGCCCTAGAAGATGTTTTGGGTGATGAAGTTGAGGTCGAGCAGGAAGAGGGGGAAGAGGTTGAACTCGCCCCCGAAGAAGAAGAAGAAGTGGAACTAGCCGACGTCGAAGTAGAAGACGAGCTAGAACTTCAAGAAATGGTAAATCTTATTACGAAGCGTGTTGCTAAAAGAATTGTAAAAGAGGCTCTAAATAAAAAGTAAAAGTTTGGTTGACAAACCAAGCGGTGGTTGTTATAATAAAGGCTGTGGGGTAACTCACAGCCTTTGTTGCTTTGGGGATTAACATGGAACCTACAACCATTCAGCTGGCAATTTTAGTATGCGTGTATTTTTTGGGCGTTTTCTCGTGCAGATTTTTTACACAGTTTTTCGAAGTATCTCATGCTGCACGTATTGTAGAAAAGACAATTTACAGATGCTTATTAATTTGTTCTAAAATCCACGAAGATGTTGTTTTCCTTAAGGAAATCAAACGTAAGCACCTGCGCGACTCCGGCTACGATGAGAAAAAAATTCGCCAGTTTATGGAAGTAGATGATAAAATTACCGACGGCTGGAAAGAATCTATTATCCAAAATATTTTAATTAATTCACCTCGCGTCTTCTCTTTTGTTACTAAGTTTACTAATTGGAGAGAGGCGATGCGTCAGCTTGACGAGATGCATGGCATACATCGAGGAGACAAAGAATGAAGGCACACGCGTGGAAAGTGGACGCGCGCTTGAGCGAAAGCGAACAACATAAGTACTATATCCAGATAAATGACATTCCGGGAAAAAGGTCTTTTAACCGACTCCTTAAAGAAATGACTATCGAGTGGGACATTTACGGCGACGGCTTTGACAAACATAAGGAAAGTTTTATGATGTTGGGAGCCCGCGAGTTTGACTCTCCCGAAAAATGGATAGAATGGGCTAGAAATTTCCCTTACGATCTGGTAGAATATAACAGAAGCGGAAGCCCGAAGCCCATAAAGCTTGGGTCCAACTACCGCAGAAAGGCACATTAATGCAAGAGGAAGAAAATTCCGAACAGAACTCAGACATAGTTTTTGAAGAAGCGCCAGAGGCTCCCCCCAGAATTGTAGGGATCTATGGTGAAATAGCTGACGAGAGTGTTAGTGAATTTATAGGCTCTCTGTTGGGCTATTATCATGACCGACAATCGCCGCCCGACTCCGAGGGGAACTGTGTTGCTCTCCCTGTCGAGTTTATTATTTCAACGGGGGGAGGTAACGTGGCGGATATGTTCTCAGCCTACGACGTAATGCGAATGGTTAGAGAAGAGTGCCCCATTCATACCCTAGGGGTCGGAAAGGTAATGTCGGCCGGCGTTCTATTATTGGCAGCCGGAACGAAAGGCAAAAGACGTATAGGAAAGTACTGTCGCATTATGCTACATCATGTACTAGGCGCGGAGCAGGGGAGCGTCGTCGACATTGGTCAATCCTACGAGGAAGCCAAAGTTATGGAACACAATATGTTTGAAGCAATTGCCCAGGAGAGCAATCTGACATTAGAGGAGCTACAGGAGATTGTTTCCAAGAACACGGACGTTTTCTTTAGTGCAGAAGAAGCAGTAGAAATGGGTATTGCGGATATAATTGTCTAATTATAGTAGGAGCTTTAACATGTCATCAGATTTTGATTTATTGGTCGAGGACCACTTTAAAAAGAAAGACCTTCTAGGGTTTGATCAGCTTGCGGGTCTTATAGGGGAGATAATGCAAGCCTCTACGTTAGAGGAGGCGCAGTCCGCAGCCGCCCGCGCAGAACAGTTCTTGCTTGTGCTTCCCAAGTTTAGTCCAAATGAGGCTTGGGGTGATCCCGACTCCGTGGACCGGCAGCAGATCAGCCGCTTGTTCGCTGTAATTGGTGGTGGCCGGTCGATTGAAGGAAAATTAAAATACCTCCAGCGCATTGCGTCACCCGACAGCAAGATCACATCTCCGCGTCGCATTATTTCTTCCCTAATCATTCTAGAATCACTGAGTGCCGTCGTAAAAAGTTTTAGCCCCTCTAGTGCAGGATACGTGTTTGAGGGATTTTTGGCAGCGCTTCTTCAGGGCGAACAAGAGGCAGAAATATCTGCCAAAGGTAATCTCCCTATTCAGGATTTAATTGCTTTCTCGGGGTACGAGGATAAGGCGCGCCCCATTAGTCTCAAGCTCCTCGGTCAAAAGACCAACATTGAAGGAAGTTATACCAATTTGGTGGATGGTTTGGATGAGTTCGGGGAAATGGTTTATATTGTAGCACGTAAAGACGGGGAAGCAATAGAAATAGAGCAATTTAGATTTACTCAAGAAAACTTTATAGACGCCCTATACCTGGATTCGCGAGGAAAGGGTAAGAAGGTTGGAGCGTCTCTTGTTACTTTAAGTAGCATGGGCAAAAGCCCACAAGAATCGATTGAAATACTCAAAGGAACTTCCTCTTGGCCAGAACGCTACGAGTTATTGCAAATGACCGATGGATATTCTGAGGCAGTGCGTAACAAGAAGGCGCGCCTTTTAGCACAGCAGGCCGAAGAGGAAGCAGCTAACGCTGCCGGCGACGATATCGACCCGGCCGCCACTGAGGCGGCGAGAGAAGAATTATATGAAACAATCAGGGAAGAGTGGAGTCTTATTTTGGAGAGCAGAGGGCACACGCAGTGGTCGATTTCTCCGGCACAGTTAGAGTCATTTGATTTTGTAGAGTATCAGAATTTAGGAACTCTACCTTATTCTTCTGACAAAATACGGGAAGTGGCCGCGCTACACATGGACAAGTTAAACGAGGAGCTGTTTGAGTTGTTCGATGCCACCAAGGATTTGTCCGAGAACATCAACAAATACTTTACGTTCGACAAAAGAGCGCGTGCAATTAGTTCTGGCGAGCGAGCCATAGAAAACACGGAAACCATTCAGAGTTCTTTGCGCACTCAGTTAGCTGAACCCGATTCAGAAGAAAAACCCCCAGAATAATTTGACATTAGACAATTTTGTGTTATAATGTGTATAGTGAAAGAGAGGTATGAATGCCAACATGCAAATTTGAGAATCGACGCGTTCTCATTGATAAACTTTTAAACGGCGTAAACAAGCTAGCAGACAACGTTGCAACAACGTTGGGCCCAAAAGGTAGAAATGTAATATTACAAGAAAAGGGTAA